CTAGTGATGCGTAGTGCAAGGGACGCTCGGCGCGGACGGTGCGCGGCTTCGTTTTCGCCTAGTATACCCAAAAAATGGATACCCCACAGGAGCGCACATTGCGCCGCTACGTCACGCTCATCACCGAATGTATCTCCCCCGAGCAGGCCGCGCGCATCGCGGAGCAATGGGAACTTATTTGCACCGAGGAGGGCTGGCTTGACTTGTCCGAGGCACACCTTCCTCCGCCGCCTTGGCATGTAACGCCCCCAAGATAAACGCAGCGGCAGGATTGCCCTGCGCAAACTCGACCGAAGGCGCCGGAGGAATGACCGCCGCCGCATCGGCCTCGCGCGCCGTAAACTCGACGACGACGCGCGCAAGCCACTCGATTTCCTGCGAAATCAGCCGCGCCGGCTCCGGCCGCTCGGCTTCAGCCTGAAGGCGCCGCGCGATCACGCCGAGGTAGTCCTCAAACACGACGGACAAACGCAATTCGCGCGCCGTGATCCCATCGGTAGGCCGCACCACAAGTTTGGATACATCGACCCCGACCGCCGTGGCCTCATCCAGCAGATGGGCCGAGACCAGCAGCCAATAATCATCGGCCGCAGGGAAGACGCCCAAAAGGCGCGCGAGAATTTTGGCCGAGCAACGCTGCCCAGCCAAGACTTGCCGCAGATTTGAATGGCTCACGTCCAGCGCCACGGCCAGCGCGCGTTCGCTTGGAAAATCACGATTCAAAAGACGATTGATTGCAGCCGGTAGATGCAGGGGAGGTTTAGTAATCATGAACAAAAAATGTGTCATGGACTAAAAAAGTGCAAGAAAGGACTGGACGCCCGAACGTTTTTAATGTCCAATGGAAACATGGAACGCAACTGGATCACCGCCACCCTCTGCCGCCAACTGAAGATTTGCCGAGCGGTCGCCGCTCGGCCCGAAGAGTTGCAGGAGATCGCGCGGCTGGAGGAGGCCATTGAAAACAGCAGCCAGCCCCAGGCCGTGAATTTCGCCACCGGCCCGGCCGAACCGATCAAGCAGGGGGCCATGCGATGAACGGCGCCGACTACCACGCCATGGGCCGCGCGCGCACCGCGCTGGTCGATGGGAAAAACGAACTGATTCGCGCCGGCTGCGGCTCCGAAGTGACCGTGCGCCTCATGCGCGATGCGGAGGCCGCGCTCGAACGCCAGATGGAACAGCACCAGGAGACGGTCGAAGCCGTCGCCAAATTCATACCCCCCCAAACATGACCCACCACGCCATCATCCGCGACGACCGGGGCAATTTGCAGATCCGGCGCTTTGCCACCCCGGCCGATGCCGCGAGAGCGAGCGTCGACCGCGAGCTGCCCACCGCGACGCGCCCCCTGCTCATGAGCGACCGGACCACGCAGCGCCCCGCCGTGGTGCTGCCCGGCACTTTGCCGCCGCCGGAGCAGATCGCCGCCGTGCTGGGCCAGCGCGGAGGCGAGATGCGGCACACGGAATTTGCCCGCCGCCTGGGCATCCACCCCCGCACGCTGAAGCGCCAATGGCTGCGGGGCGGCCTACCCGGCGCCAAGCAGCACAGCGCCAAGATCCTCGTCGTGCCGGTGCGCCTCCTACGCCTGGCCGAAGCCTACGGTCTGCGCCAAGTCGAACGCATGGCGCAGGCCGGCCTGCTCTGAATTTTGCCCGCAACCTCCGAAACAATCAGCCCTCCGAAAAAACATGAAAACCACCCGCTACACCCTCGAAATCGGCCACACCAAACTCCTCCTCCCGGCACATGCCAGCGCCGCCGACGTCGTCGCCCTGCTCTCCATCATGGAGGAAGCGCAGCAAATCGACGATCACTACATGCCGAACCTCAATCCAGACGGCACCAGCTACGTCTACTTCGCCAGAGACGCCGCGCCGGATATCCGCGTGCAACTGACGGCCAAAACCTTTTTGAGCCAGACCGAGGCCGACAAGCTACTGGCAAAAGACAGGGAACTGGCAAAGCCAGCCGCCGCAATGCCTGCCTAACCCAAAGCCGCCACCATGCCGCCCACCACCCAACCGCCCCGCCGCCAGAGTAACTACAGCCGCTACGCCCAGCCGATGCAGGCCACGGTGCCCAAGGCCGTGCCCGTAGCCGTGCGCCCCACGCCCAAAGCCCCGGCTGCCCTGAAGGTAACCGGCAACCCCGACCTGTGGCAGACGCTCCAAAAAGTAACCGATCCCACCACCGGCTGGACCAAGACCACCCGCGCCATGAGCACACCGGCCGGCGTCCTCATCAACACGTGCAGCCGCAAGACCGGCGCACCCATCGCCGCCGAGGCGCTGGTGCTGGTGCCCGGCTGCCAACTGATGCGCACCATCGACCAGGGCTGGGTGATCGCCTAAACCCCCATGACTAAGACCTGCGAAGTTTGCCGCCATTGGTATCCCGCCCGCGGCACGGCCCGCGTGAGCGACGTAAGCACCGGAGAGTGCCGCGCCGGCCCACCGGCCCGCGATTTCATCTGGCCACGCACGAAGGCCATCGATACCTGCGGCCAGTATAACCCGCCCCCGGCGCCCAGCCCCACGGCCCAGGCTACGCCGCCCCAGGCCGAACTCGCGCTGGCCGGAGCCAAGCGCAGCGGAAAGGGCAAGGTGGCGCCATGATCCAGACCCGCGCCACTCTGGAGCCGCATCCCACGGCGGAGGGCTACCGCTGCCACCGCTGCGCCACCACCAATGTCGACCCGACCGTAGAGACCTGGGTAGTCCTGGCCAAGGGCGAGGAGCCCAGCGCCACCCTGCGCGAACTGCACGCGCGCGAAGTGCGCGAACTGGCCGCGGCTCGCATCGCCCAAGGCACCCACCGCCTGACGGCGCCCCTGCCCACATGAAACGCAAAAGCACCAGCAACTACGCCCGGCCGCACGGCTGCGTGATCGAGAAGCGCGCCAAGAAAAACGGCCCCGGCCGCCACCTGAAACTCTACGGCGAGGCCGGCATCTGCCAGGAATTCAACAGCGCTTTTGAAAAGGTCTTTTGCGCGCGCCGCCCCTGGCTGAAGCAGCCCGAAGCCGGCTGGACCCTCGCCCCGTTTGGCCGGCAGAAGGCCACGCCATGACGATCGCCCTGCTCATCCTCGCCCTGCGCATGCGGGCCTGCCTGCCACCGGCGCCGCTGCAGCTGCCGCGCCCCGAAATCAACTGGCAGGAAAGCCACCGCGCGCGCCGCCAGCGCCGCCCCCACTTTTTCCCCGCGCTCCGCCTCTTTGAATGAACCCTCCGAAATCTCCCACCCATGAATCCAACCAAATCAGACCCAAAAGCCGCTGCCCAGCTGGACACCGCTCCGGCCGGCAACTTCCTCGCCCTCCTCCAGCACAAGTCTGGCGGAGTCTCGCTGCCCGACCTCGACCGCGAACTCGCCGACCTGGTGGAGACCGTGCAGGCGACCGGCCGCGCCGGCACGCTCACCTACAAGGTGAAGGTGCTGCCCAACGCCAAGAAGGGCGTGCGCATCGAAGACACCGTCGACGTGAAGAAGCCGAAGGAAGAACTCGGCATCTCTTACTTTTGGGTAGGCCAGGGCGGTGCCCTGCTCCGCAACGACCCGAATCAAACCGAGCTGCAACTGCGCACCGTCGAAACTGACGAGGCGACGCCGCTCAAAACCGCCGCACAGTAAACTCAAGGAAATACCACCATGCCTCCGATTGATAACACGCCCACCACGCCGCTTGACCGGCAATCCCTCAACACCCAGGTAATCGCCGAACTCGCCAAGGCCGCCGTGCCGAAGTTCACCCGGCTGGATTTGAGTAATTCTGCGCCGCGCCTGGTATGGCAGGACAAGACGATCACCCTTCTGGAAGACGCCCTGCCCGCGCCGCTGCGCAAACGCGCCAGCGCCGCCCTGGTCGATGCCAATAGCTTCGCCACCTACATCAACGCGCACAAAGAAGAGGGCACGGTAATCACCGGCGATGCAACGGAACGGGGCGGCAATTTCACGGCGCTAATTGACTACCATGCGCCGAACACGCCGCTCAGCGCTGAAAACGCGCCCGGCGCCCTGATCGCCCAAGGCCACATCGTCCAAGGCCACATCGACCGCCGCACGGCGACGACGTGGACCGAGCACACGGCGACGATGAACCTCGAACCCACGCCCGAGTGGGCGCGCTGGCTGGCCATCTCCGGCCGCGACCTGGACCAGCGCACGTTTGCCGAATTCATCGAAGACAATGCGCCCGACGTGACCGTGCCCGAAGGCACCGCCGGCAAGAACTTCCCCACGCAGCAAGACCTGATGAGCGTGGCCAGCACGCTCCAGGTGAAGACCGACGTGAAATTTGCCAGCAGCGTAAAACTGCACAACGGCCAGGTGCAGCTCGGCTACGTGGAGACCATCGAAGGAGGCCACGGCCAGGACGGCAAACTGGCGATCCCCGAACGGTTCGGCTTGGCCATCGCGCCATTTCGCGGCACGTGCAAATACCTCGTGACGGCGCGGCTGCGCTACCGCGGCACCGGTGGCAAGGCGAGTTTCAAGATCGAGATCGAGCGGCCCCACAAGATCGTGGAAAGCGCTTTCATCGACGTGCGCCTGACCATCGAGCAGGCCACCGGCCTGAAGGTGCTGGTGGGCAAGATCGCCCCGCAGGTGCGCAAGCAGATCTAAGGCCATGAACAGCTTCACCGGCACCGGCTGGCTGCAAAAAGAGGCGTGGACGGCGACGGTGCCGACCACGATGGAGCAGATTTTGCTCTTTGACCTCTACCTCGCCCACGACGATCACCTGACCGGCATGCAGGCCGCGCCGTGGCGCTGCGAAATCACCCAGCTGGCGATCAAGCAGCGCCACGCAGCGAAGCTCATCCCCGGCGCCGCCGTGATGGTGCGCGGCGAACTGATGGCAAAGCCCTATATCAAGAACGGCGTGCATAGTGGCTTCACCCGCTACATCGCCGTGGACCGGCTCGAGTTTTCCCGGCTGCCCGCACCAGCGGAACCGGCCGTGCAGGAAACAGCGGAGGCCAAAGCATGACCCACCGCACACCCGCCCAGGGCCGCAAGCTGCGCGGCGAGATCCAGCGCCGCCTTTTGGCCGGCGAGGCGATCAAGTGCGCCGCCGCCGACCTGGGCATCACCCCCACCTATCTGGCGCGCGTGGCTGAGCAAATCGGCCTCACGCGGCCCTGGCTCACCCGAGCGGAGGCCGCGCAGGTAAACGCACACCGGGCGCTGGCGCTCAGGTGCCCCGAGTGCCAGCGCACCAGCGCACCCCACACGCTGCGCACGCACGAACTCGGCCCCTTTGGCACCTTCCACGAGTGCCCGCGCTGCACCATCGGCAGCGTGGCCGCGCAATGGAAACCAGCGGCTGGCCTCGCCCCTACACAATAACTCGCACCACCATGGCGACAAACTGGATCAAGCTGGAACACACGACGCCCGATAAGCCGGAGGTCGTGCAGATGGCCGCGCTCCTGAAGATCGACCAGGATGCCGTAGTCGGCAAACTCCTGCGTATCTGGATTTGGGCCGACCAGAATAGCGTCGACGGCAGCGGCCTGGGCGTGACGACGGCCTTCCTTGACCGCCTCACCAACCGCAAAGGATTCGCAGCTGCGCTGCGTGCCGCCGGCTGGCTACAAGGCGTCGACGGCGCCCTGACCTTCGGGAACTTTTCCCGCCAGAACGGAGCCACGGCGAAGGCCCGCGCGATGGAAAACCGCAAGAAAACATCCCAACGCGAGCGGGACGAAACCCCGCCAAACGGCGATAATAATCCCCCCGATTGTCCCGATGACAACGGGACAAAGGCAGGGACAGAAATGGGGACCAGAGGAAGAGGAAGAGGAAGAGGAAGAGGAAGAGGAAGAGATACGGAGATCGATCTTGCGCCGGGCGGGGCCGGCGCGCCGGCTGCTCCCCCGGCCCAGCTGCTGACGCTCGTGCCCACCCCGCCGCCGCTACCGCCAAAACCCCGCCACCGCAACCCCCTGCTCGACGCCCTCGCCGCCACGACCGGCAGCGACCCCCTGCAGGTGCCGCCCGGCGCCTGGCCCGGCATCGCCAAAGCCCTGGCCGAGATCCGCAGCGTCTGCCCCGAATTGACGCCGGAGGAAATCACCCGCCGCGCCGGCCACTACCGCCAGCATATGCGCGGCGCCACCCTCACGCCCTCCGCGCTGGCCAAACATTGGGCGCTCTGCGACCACGCGCCCACCACCGAAGCCGAGCAGATCAAAGGCCGCGCCCTCTTCGCATGAACTCCCCCAGCAACCCCTTTGCCGATTGGCGCGAGGCATTTCTCGCCGCCTGCGCCGCCCTGCCCGAGACCATGCCCCACCCAGCCCAACCGACCCCCGAGGCCACCCGCCTCGAAGCGTTCAAGCGCACCTGCGATGCCGAATTCCTGCAACGCATCGACCGCACCCGACTGCCCAACCCCACGGCCTTTGACGCCGTGGCGCTATGGGATGGGAAATTCCCCGGCCGCATCGCCACCGGCCCCACCGCCACCGCCAAAACCCGCGCCGCATGGAGCGCCCTGGGCCGGCTTTACGTGAAGGAAAACCGCAAATTCAAATGGTATCCCGTCCGCAACCTCACCCTCGCCCTGGAGGCCGAGGAGGGCCAGGGCTACCTCGCAGACTTTTTCCGGCATCTAGACCACTACCACGTGATCATGATCGACGACGTGGATAAAATTAACTGGCAATTCGACTCCACCAAACAGCAGCTCTTTGCATTTTACGATTGGGTCTACCGCACGAAAAAACCCTGCCTCACCACCACCAACAAGAACCGCGCCTGGTGGGCAAAAATGATGGGCGACGCCTTCGCCCGGCGGCTGTTTGATGATGCGCACCACAGCGTGGAATTTTGAGCCGAACCCCCTAGTTGAGCCGCACCCATGAGCATGAGCATTCCAACACGTAAACGAAAAAGGCCGAGCGGTGAGCGTTGTGCTCTGGCGACTGGTTCGAGAGGAGCAGTGGAACTCCTCAAACCTCTCGCCGATGCGGCACTCCTTACGAGCATCCAAGGATACCTCCGAGGGCCGGATAGATATGGGGACGCCTGCGCGCTCATGGAAGCGGGAAGCGCCGCGCTCTCTGCGGCCCAGAAGGCTAAAGACATGCTCCTCTCGAACATCCGCAGTCAGACATGCGCGGATGACAAACTTTAACTCAACCCTATGGCCCGATCCGCGCATTGTCTGTGATGCGCTGGTTAGCCCTCTTTTGAAACCATGAAACTAATCTCAATCAACGAAGCAGCCGCTTCCGGCATCGAACGCCTGCGCGATCCGAAATGGGTGACGCCAGAAGACCACCTGAAAATCGACATCATCGACGGAAAGCCCGGAATCTGGACGCACCTCTTCGCGCCGTTCAATCGCGAGTGCAACGGGCGCGACCCGGTGAGCATAATCTGCACGCAGATGGACTACGGCGCGGCTGGGTGGGAGCCATACACAGGGCCAATCTCCGGCAGCGACGAATACAAGGCCGCACAGGCGCGCTACGACGGATGCCTTGGGGCTAACATTAAGATCAGCCACGCTCCACATGAATAAGGACCAAGCTACGAGCGTTACGCACGCGTCCGCCAACCCCCAGTGTGGAGCGTTGGCTGTAGCGCCGGGTTCGGAAATCTTTCTCGCAGCAACTATCACTGGCTCCAATGAGCGAAAAGGCTCTGAAATGCCAGCGGAGGGTAAAGGAGAGCGACAGTCAGCCGGAACCGCATCCGGTGGGTCTGCGCAAGCGCCCGCTTTCTCCGACCAGAACCAAGCCACCCCTGCGGGATATTTTCCGAACCATACGATATGCCACACCGAAAAATGAAGCTAAGACGCAAAAGCCTGCATCGGAGCACGAACGTGAAGCGCGCAAAGAAGTTTGCCAACATGCGCGCAGCCAAGGAGCGCAAACGCCTCGCGCGACTCAGCGCCGAGCGCACCATGCCCGACATGGCGCACGTTTACGACCCGAAGCCTAGCGCCCCCCTGTTTGTGATCACGATCCGATGCCGCGACGGAGCGCGGGAGCGCCTGCGCATCTACGAGCGCGACGGTGGGCTCTCGATTTCCGCGACCATGGCCGGGCGGAAGATCGCCGCCGCCGTGGCCCACTACCGGCCCGCATGAGCCTCACGGAACTCCACCAGGTGGTGCGCCAGGCCGAGGCCCGCGAGGACCAGGCCATTGTCGCCGAAGTAGCGCAGCGCCTGGGCGTGGGCGTGCGCGATCTGCAAAGCCGCAACCGCTCCGCCGACCTGGCGCGGCGCCGCGCCGTGCTGGCCTGGGTATTACACGACCGCCTGCGCTGGACGCAGCGCCGCATCGGTGCCGCGCTCGCGCGCACCACCCGCCAAATCAAACGCATGGTGAGAAATCAGCGAGTTGTGTCCCCTTTCGAGGGGACGTAACACAGGCCAGAGGCGTGCAGCGCACGCCGCCGCATCACTGATTGGGCGCGTGCCACCCGCCGCCGACCAGCCGCCAGCGCAGCAGCCCGAACTCTTCGCCCTTGAAACGGTGCAGGGCTACGGCGCGCTGGGCGCCAAGGAACGGCTGTTTGTGCAAGCCCTCTTTGAAGGCTGCAACCAGAGCGAAGCCGGCCGCCGTGCCGGCATCACCGGCTCGGACGAATATATCCGCAAAGCGGCCTGCAAACTTGCCACAAAGGGTAACGTGCAGGCCCTGATGAATCAGGCCTGGGCGCGCTCCGGCGCCTCCATCGACGACACGCTCAAGCAGGCCGCGGAACTGCAACGGCGCACCTACGCCGAAGCGATGCAGGAACCCACGGCAGCCCGCCGCGCCGATGCCTTTAACCAGTGGGCGAAGACCTCCGCCCTGATCGCATCAATCCACGGCCGGCTGCAGCTCAATGTAACGGGCTCCGTGGCGCACACGCACACCGGCGAGGTATCCTTTACGCTGCCACCCTCAGCGCTCCCGGCCCTCGCGCGGATGCGCCGCGACGTCGTCGCGGAAGCCTCCGCCGGAGGCCGGAATTGACCATGGCCCCCGCCGCGATCAACCCGGCCGCGCTCACCACCGAGCAAAAAGCGCTCCTGACGAGCCCCTACGGCTTTGGCCGGCATATCCTCGGGCTGCCCCTCATGGATCAACCCCGCCGCAAAATCGGCGAGTGCCGCGACGGCGAGCAGCTTTTCTACGAGATCCACGAGAACGACTCCCAAAAGCGCGTGATCGATGACCTCGACGCGCACGGCTCCAAAGTCGCCTGCCGCACGGCCAACGGCGCTGGCAAGACCACGATGCTGGTGCCGACCGCGACCTTTTGGTTCATGGCCGTGCACCCGCGCGCCAAGGTCGTGATCACCTCCGGCGTCGACCGCCAGGTGCGCGAGCAACTGTTCCCCGCGCTGCACGCCCAAAAGAAGCGGCTGCAGGATTGGCGCTTCAACGACGCCGATATCGACGCGCCCAACGGCAGCCGCTGCGTCGGCTTCACGACGCGCGACGGCGGCCACTTCGAAGGCTGGCACGGCAACAAGGTCGAACTCTACGACCTGCTACAGCACGACGGCCCGCTGATGATCATCGTCGACGAGGCAAAGAGCGTGCAGCCCCAGATCTTCGACGCCATCGACCGCTGCACCTACCAGCGCCTCCTCATGGTGAGCAGTTGCGGCGCCGCCCTGGGCCGCTTCCACGATGCCCACACGAAGGATGCGCGATTTTTCAAAACGCACCAGATCCCCGCCGGCCTCTGCCCGCACGCCGATCACGACAAGAACCGCGAATTGATTCTCCGGCGCGGCCTGCGCGATCCCCTCGTGCGCTCGAAAATCTTTGCCGAATTCTCCGGCGCAGAAGAAGGCGCAATGATTCAGCTCGACTGGCTGAACCGCTGCACCGAGCGCGCCGTGACCTTCCGCGACGGTGCGGCCAACTACTTTTGCGACTTTGCCAGGGGAGGGGACGAGAACGTGCTCGCCGAAGCGCGCGGCAACCGCGTGCGCATCGTCGCCGCGTGGCGCGAGAGGGACACCATGCGCACCTGCGGCGAATTCATCCGGCTCTTCCGCGCGCACGGACTGACGCAGGAGAGCGTGCAGCACAGCGTGGCCGGCGACAACGGCGGCCTGGGCGCCGTGATCATCGACCGCCTGCATGAACTTGGCTGGACAATCCAACGCGACGACGCCGGCAGCGCCGCCGACGACACTGAACGCTATACCAACCGCAGCGCCGAAACGTGGGGCGAGGGCGCCAAAGGCATTGAGGCCGGCCAATGGATTCTCGCGGACGACGAGCAACTGACCGCCCAACTGATCAGCCGCAAGACCAAGCCCCGCAGCGACGGCCGCGTGCAACTCGAAAGCAAAGAGGAGATGGCCAAGCGTGGGGTGGGCTCGCCCGACCGGGCCGACGCCGCGCTGGGCGCCATGCGCCGGCCCAAGAATTTCAAGCCGCTCCGCTTCATGGCCGCCAGCGACGGCCGCGATTTCACGCTCCTCGAACAATTGGCCGAGCAGCACCACGTGGGCGCCACGCTGGCCGGCGCCGCCTGCGAATAACGATGCAAGCCCCCAAGCACGACGAAATTCTGGCCGCGTTAAGCGCCCGTTCCGGCTGGGAAAAGCGGCAATCCACCTGGTATCAAATGCGGCACGACGGCCTGCGCCGGCGCAACAAGCCCTGGCCCAACGCGGCCGACATGCACTTCCCTTTGGCCGATGGCATCATCGAAAAACTGAAGCCCACGTTTATCTCGCAAGTCTACGCGACCGACACGGTGGCCAGCTTTGTGGCCCTCAGCAGCGAATGGTCTGGCTACCAGGCCGGCGCCGCGCAGTGGTTTGACCACCAACTGAAGCAAGCCAGCAACTTTGAAGAGGAGATTGAAATCGGCATCGATACCATGCTCCAGACGGGCAAATGCCCGTTTAAATGCTACTGGAATCCGGCCAGTAAACAGATCGTGTTTGAGGCGATCAACCCCATCTATCTGATCGTGCCGCCCTGGACCGGCCAGCTGCGCACGGCCGATTGGATCGTGCACGTGCAGCGCTACAGTAAGAGCGCCTACCAACGCCTCCAGGGATTCGACACCAAGCCAGAGACCCTCACGAAATTGACGAGCGGCGAAGGCCAGGCCGAGGAATCCTCGACCTACGACACCCAGCGCGTGCAGCGCGAGGGACTCACGCGCGGCCAGGAGAAGGACGAAATCATCGTATGGGAAGTGACCTACCGCGACGAGACCAACAAATGGCGCGTGAAGACCTACAGCCCCACGGTGCCCACCCTGGAACTGCGCCCCGAATTCGGTCTGCCCTACAACCAAGGCATCTTTGCCAACGAGGAACCGCCGCCGCCCTTTACCGAACTGAACTTTGAAGTAAAGGAGCGCGGTTACTACTCACCGCGCGGGGTGTGCGAGCGCGTCTCGGCCGAGGAGGCCAGCCTCTCGAAAGACTGGAACACCTCGAAAGACCACCAAACGATTTCCTGCTCGCCCGTCTTTTACGCGAAGCAGGGCGTGCCGCAAAACGCCAACCTGCGCATGGTGCCCGGCCAGATCCTCCCCTTTGAACTCGCCGCCGTGCAGTTCCCCCCGCTGCCGGCCGATATCCCCAACGCCATGCAGGGCGCGCAGCGCCTCGCCGAGGACCGCCTCTCGGTGCCCAGTGTGGGCGTGGGCCGCGCCGTCGACCCCTCAAAAAACAAGACCGCCGCCGAAACCAATTTAATCAGCTCCATCATGAGCGCCAGTGGCGACGTGCGCAGCCGCGCCTTCCGCCGCCAGCTCGGCAGCCTGCTCAACTTGGCGTGGGGAATCGCCGTGCAATACCGCGCCGAGACGCTCGATTACTATTTCAACGAGGAGATCCTCGCCCTGGACCAAGCCGCCTTTGCCGGCAAATACCGGATCGAACCAAGCGGCAGCGGCGACAACAACAACCGCGCCCTGGTGCTCCAACGCGCGATTTCGCGTAAACAGATGTTTACCGGAAACCCGAGCATCAACCAACGCGAGCTCGACCGCAGCGTGCTCGAAGCCGATGACCCGCGGCTCGTCAAACGCCTGCTGCTCAACGAGGGCACCCAAACCGCCGAGCAGATCGAAGACCAAGCGCAGGAAATCAGCATCATGCTCCTTGGCTTTCCCGCGCAGGTGCGCCCGGCCGACGACGACGATGCCCACCTCACCAGCCTGGTGGGCTTCACCCAGCGCGCCGCGACCTTGGGCGAACACATGCGCAGCGAGACCCTGCAACTCATCGGCCAGCACGCCGGCGAGCACATGGCTGCGCTGCAAAAGAAAAACCCCGGCCTGGCCGCGCAGAAGGCGCCGCAACTCATGCAATGGCTGACGAGCTTGAAGCACACCGCCGGGCAACTCGCGCAGCAGGAACACACGAGCCAGCAGGAACAAGCCGGCCAAATGCAGATGATGCAGGGAGGCGCCGCATGAACCCCTTCACCCAAGGCGCCCAGGTGCGCCAACTGCGGCAAGCCCTAGCCGCTGCGCAGCTGGAACTCTACACCCTCACGGCCACGATCAAGCGGCACAACCAGCAGAGCAACGAGGAGGCCAAGCTCCTGGCCGTGCTGCGCGCACCCGACCGCTGGCAACCGGCAGACGAATTCACCGGCGCCGATGCCAAGGATTGGGCCGCCCTCCTCACGACGCCGCTCCTCCGCAAGCTCGACGTGACCATGGTGAACATGGCCCAGCAGCAAGCGCAGCAAGCCATCCATCTGCCCAGCGCCGACACGGTGCGCGCGGCCGGCTACGCCGCCGGCTTCCGCGCCGCCTGGGTATTGGCCAAATCCCTTTCCACGCTCACCGGCACGGACGCCGGTAAACCCGAGACCAAGCCGGATACGGCCGAGCTGGGTCTCGAACACCTGAACCCGTGACGCTACGACCATGCCCCCCACCGATACGCTAGAAGCACCCGCCGCCGCCGACGAAGCCATCGACATGATGGCGCTCGCCCAGGCCGCCGACGCCGCCCCCGAAGCCAACCCGACCACGCCGGAGCAATCCGGCGCGGCTGCACCTGCCACCGCTCCGCAGGACAAATCCGGCCAGCCCGCCGCCAAGGGCAAGGAAGCGAAACCCGCCGACGCCACCGCGCCGGCCGCAGCCAACGCAGGGGAGGGGAAGAAGGAAACGACGTTTGAAAAGGCTCGCAGCGAAGCCGCGCGCCGCGACCGCTCATGGAAAGCACTCGAAGAGGAAAAGGCCCAGGTGCGCGCCGAAAAGGCCCGCAGCGAGGCCGAACTCCAAACGATGCGCCGTGAACTCGCCCAGCGCACCGCCCAGCCCGCCGGCCCCAAGAAAGACGCCCACGGTGCCACGGCCGAAGACTACAAGGCACTCGCCAAACGCTACAGCGCCGAAGGTAACGATGAACTCGCCGCCGCCGCCCAGGAGCGCGCCGCCAAACTTGAGCAGCCCAGCGCCGGCGCCGCCCCCCAGGGCAGCCCGACGTTTGAGACGCCCGAGTTTCAAACCGCGTGGCAGGGCCACGTGCAGCAACTCATCGCCAAAGAGCCGGATCTCGGCAACCCCGAGAATCCGCTCGTGAAAGCGGCCAATGGCATCCTCGCCGATCCCACTTATGGCCGGTTCTTCAAAAGCCATCCCGACGGCATCGTCGCCGCCGTGGAAGTCGCGCGGCTGTTACAGGCCAATGCCCAAGGCCAAGCCACCCAGCAAAAACTTAGCACCACCGAGGCCGCGCTCAAGACGGCCAAGGAGGAAAACCAGCGCCTCAATGGTCTGCTCCAACCTCGGGGCAGCCTGCCGACCGGACAACCCGGCCGGGAGCGCAAAATCGAGGACATGCCAGCGGCCGAAGCCGCCGAGGCCATCCACGCGATGGCCAGAGCAGCCGACCGGGGCGAACTCACTTAAACCAACCAGATGACCCGCCGGAGTCTTTCCGGCTACCACACCATGAAATCGTTTATCCACACTCTCCGGTTTAACCGGATCACCGCCCTGCTCTTTGCCAGCGTGCTCACCGCCGCCGCCTACGTGCTCGGCTTCGCCTACCTCGCCGCCGCCAATACCGCCGTCGTGGCGCACAACCTCCTCAGCCTGGGAGGGCTGAAGCTGGTGCCGCTCCACCTCGGCGTGATTAACGTGTCGGCCGTCTCCAACACGATCCAGCCCTACTACTCGAAGAAACTTTTGCAGCGCGCCATCCAGATGACGCGGCTCAGCGAGTTTGCCGTGCAGGAATCGCTCGAGCCCGGCATCGGTGCGACCAGCGTGCGCTTCTACCGCCCACCGCAGGCCGACCTCACCGCCACCGGCGCACCCGCTGCCCTCACGGAAGGCACGGCGCCGAGTAACTACCGCGACATTGCCTTCACGCCTATTGACGTGAGCCTCGCGCAAATCGGCCAGGTCGCCAAAGTGACCGACATCGCCAACACGGTCGGCCTCGTGAAATACTTGGACACCGCCATCGACCTCATGGGCGACGAGTTTGCCTTGGACGTCGATACCCGCATCCGCAACATTCTGGTGCACCAGACCACTGGCTTCACCAAGCGCTACGCGCAGCAGCAGGCCAACTTCGCCGCGCTCGCCGCCGCCTCGCTGGCCAACGGCGCCCTGATCCCGCGCGATTTCCTCGACGCGATGACGCAGCTCAAGCTCAACCGCGCGCCCACGATCAACGGCAACTATGTCGCCGTCATTCCGCCCCAGGGGACGCGCGATATTTTGAACTCCTCGGAGTTCCGCGAAGTTGTGCGCCAGAACTACGCGGACAAAATCTTCAAAGGTGAAATCGGCGACTACTACGGCCTGCGCCTGGTCGAAGGCACCAACCCCTTCACCGAAGACGAGACGGAGGGCACCCTCGCCACCTCGTTCTCTTCCGGCGGCAGCAACACGACCGGCTTTATCTACTCCACGATCGTCACCGGCAAAGGTGGCTTCGGCACCGTCGACATGAAGAAGCTCGGCGGAGTCGGCAAGAAGCCGCAGATCATCGTCGTGAATACGCCGGACAGCGGCAACCCGCTGAACCAGTTCACCCTCGTCGGCTGGAAAGCCTACTGGAACGGCGCGATGCTCAACACCGCCTGGGGCATCACCCTGCGCCATAAGACGCAGTTCGCATAAGTGACTAATTGAGCGGCCGGCGCAAGCCGCCGCTCTTCGGAGGTCTATCCAGACCGGCCGGCTGCATTAGGGGGTTAATGCAGCCGGCCAACCTCAGAAGATTAACCCCGCCTATTTTTTTACTATGAAGATGTTCATCCCAAACAAAAACGGCGCCCATTTTACGCTCAGCGTAGGCGTGACCGCGCAGACCCTCGCCCAGCTGGGGGCCGCGCTCGACGTCGGCACCGAGGGCATCGTCATCCAAACCGAATCGGGCGACGTGCGCTACTCCGTCAACACGACGACCCCCACGGCCTCCATCGGCCTCCTGTGCCGCGAGTTTGACCAACCGCTCCCACTCACCCGCCAGGAGGCCGACAGCCTGAAACTGATCAGTTCGAGCGACAGCACCATCACCGTGCAGCTTGCGCAGTATTCGCAAATCCCATGATCGCGCGGTGGCTCAAACGCTCGCGCGGCACCGGCAGTAACCGCCGCATCGCCGATATCCGCGACGTCCTGGTCGACCAAAATACCGACTATTTGGTCGACGAATTGGGCCGGGGCCTCGAGGCCCGCTGGCCCACCACCACCAAAGCCCTGATCGACCAGCGCGGCCTCGTCTTCATCGACCAAAATCAAAACGCCCTCATCGCCCTTTAACCACTAACTCACCACTACCATGGCCCTAGGAACTGTCCGCCCGTATACCAAAACCAACAAGCCCACGCCGGTCGCGGGTGATAAATTCATCCTCGATAACGCCAGCCTGGGCGTGCAGATCACCGATTGGGCCGACCTCCTGGTCGCCCTCCAGGCGCAGCTCGGCAATAACATGACCGTGGAGGCAGCGGCCAACGCCGCCGCGCGTAATGCCCTCACGATTTCCGCCGGCCAGGTGGGCAAGCGCCTGGTGCGCCTGACGGACACCGGCCTCTACTACCTCGCCAACGGTGCCGGCACCGGCGCCGGTTTCTGGACCGATTGGCTCACGGTGCCCGCCGCCAGCACCGGCACGCCCGGCGTGGCTGCCCTCGCCACCACCGCCGAAGCCACGGCCGGCACCGACGCCCTGAAGATCATCACCGCCGCGACCATGCAGGCCGGCAATGCGCCCTACCGCAACGCCCTCGCGCCCGCGCAGGGGTTGGCGTTTGTTGGGGTGAACCCCGCAAACATTTCAATTGCAGCGTTTAGCACGGGCGCGTTTACCGTCGCCGCAACGGTGAACTGGTCAGATGTTACGTCCGCCTATTTCGCAATTGTCGGAAACACAACTAATTTAGACAATTTATTTTTCGGCACGCATTCGGTAACGGGTGAAATTGGGGTTATCAAAACGGGCGGAACTTGGA